TGGGGAGGAGTGCGACTGTGGAGAGGGGAGAGAGGATCATGGGATCCGCCTGGTGGGGCCCGAGAATTCTTGGTCGGGGTCCAGTGGATGGTTCCCATGCGCTGTTGCCTGAACGGCTTGAGAGGCTTGGGCCGCCTAGGCGTGGGCCGCTTAGGCGCTTTGCATCCTATTGCCTTTGGCATCTTGGTTAGTGGTCCAGTCACGGACAGCTTGGAGCGTGTTGTTGGCAAACCTGTCTGCCTAAGGCTTGACGACGTCAGCTATGGCGCGGAAAGCGGGAAGTAGCTCTGGGGCAAGTTCGGCTAATGCCAACCCGGCTACGTCTCCTATGACTGACATGATGTCTGTGCCTGAGTTCGAGATTTTGTCAACGCCCCATCTCACTAGGTCTTTAGCAAGGGGAACGAGGGTTTCATCCCAGACACCAGTGACCTGATAGTCGCCTAAAACGGCAAGTATGTATTGGTCTCTGATCATTTCAGGAGATGCAAACAGTGAGGTGGAACTATGCATACGCAGAAGTTGTAGGGGGGAATGGTATGCTGTGGAGAGTAAAGAGGATCGACTCTCAAGGTACAGGTGTGCGTTGTCTAGTTCTCCTTCGAGGTGCTGCATCATTTCGATGTCCATGGTGAGGGTGTTCTGCATTCCCGTGCCCACAATGAGCATGGAGTGTTCGGAAGCAAAACTCTCAGTGGCAAGTCTGATGGGTGAAGCAAAGTTGGGTACGAACCCTAGGTTGGCGAAGTTGATGGTCAAGGTCACGGGGTCCAGTGGTAAAAGGAGATCAACTGTGGCTGCGTTTACGACTCCGCGGATGATGAACCAAATGGGGTAGCTTTGCTCGTTGTATTGCCAGGCGTTGTCTGGCTCCATGTCCCAAAGGGTGTCGCTAGTTGACATTTAGTCAACTTCAGCCTGATGGAGAGGCCGGTAGGACATCTAGGCGAGGAACCCGGCTTTGCCACGACAGTGGTATGGGTCGGTTTGGGCGATGTACAGTTTACGCCTGTCCTCTTTGGGTCTGTCGATCTCGGTGTTGATGGTGGTGCCCGCTTCTATTCTAATTCCTTGTCGACCGTACCAGTAGTTCAGGGAACCAGATTCAGTTTAGGCAACACTGGTTTTGAAAGTACGTATTGTGGAAGCGACTACACGACCTTGGGAGTATAAGGAGGCTGATTGCTAAACAGCTCCAAAGTTCCACACTTGGAAGAAGGCTGCGAGTGAGGCGTAGACGCCGATGATCACCGAGTCAACTGGTCTTGCTGCTCCGAGTTGTGCAGCAGCGACACCAGGTAGGTCGGAGGGGAGGAATACCTGCGGGAGCGCGCCTACTGTTGTGGTGAGGATGGAAGTAACCACTGCGGCATCGGATGTGACGACAAGTCTGGACTAGCACAGCGCGAGAGGGTTCGAGAATACGAACATGGATGATGGTGGGGCGACTTACAGAGTAGTGAAGATTGAGGAAGTGGCAGTAGGAGATGGTAAAATCTGAGGGATGCGGACGCCGTCGGCTGTGGGATTGAAAGAGTCAAGAATGGCTCCCGCGTACCTTCGTTCATCTCCCATGTCGAGAAGTTTGCCAAGTTCAGCGGCGTGGTACTTGACTCGGCTTGGTAGGAGGTAGAGTGTGTCTGCTGAGACAGCATACTTGCCTTTGAATTAGTTGAGTTAGCCGCGTATCTTCTCGTTCTCATGTGTGAGGCCTTCTTGGTCAGCTGTGATTACATCAAGCTGCTCAGTTAACTACATTCGCAATTCTGCTAACTCCGTGACTTGTGCCTCAAGGCCTTTGATTTTCCTTTCGTAGTTGGCGTCAGGGTTGAGAGGGACGAGAGATCGCTGGATAGCTTAATTTCTGGTTATGGTTTCAATCGGGACTGTGAAAAACTTGTTGACCTGGTCTGATAGGTACGCTCTGTAAGGTTTCCAGATGGTATTGTCCATGTAGGGTAGA